TCTTTTGGAGTCGTTCCTCAAGATACTTTAGAGAATTTCTTTTACATACTTGCAGCAAACCAGAATCAAAGCGATCTCGAATACATCGCAAATGTCATAGGTATCCCAGATCTAGGACAGCCACGACACATCAGGAACATAAGAGACATCTGTCAAATACAGGATATCTATAAGGTAGGATATCTTGCAAATGGCATTGCATCTGTCAATCAGAGATATGCACCTCAGTATACAAATATTCAGCAATATGATGATTATACTCAGAGCAGCGGCGGCGATACCTTATCAGCGGCAGCTCTCGGAATATCGTTGGGTGTGATAGGCCCGGCTATTATCGAAACAGCTGGCATATTCAATGCACATTCAGGCAGCCTCAAGAATGCTCCTGCATTATCGACTGCTGCAATCAACCAATCTATCAACCTGTATTCAGAATTATCCAGCGGCGCTTCATTAGCACCTAGTACGATCAGTGCTATATTAAATCCTACAGCCACCATACAATCACAAGCCACATCGATAGCAGCTTCAGCAATCACCAGCCTATTGGGAGCCACTCCACTAGGAGGTGTATTGAGTTCCCTGGGACCCCTGGGTGGCATTGCAATGGGAGTACTATTACAACAAGTCGGCGGCAATGCAGTAGGTAGCTTCATGTCTGAGGTATTGACAGGACAAAGAATCGCATCATCAACATTAGCAAACAATCCTATGCTGACTCCGCCATCTATGGCAGGCAAGAGTTTCTTCGGAGAGGCTCCGATATCGCTCCCGGCAGTCGATCAGGTATTCTGCAGGAAGATAGGAGCATTCGGGGCTCCTAGCGGCGGCACCGGGGTTGTTAGCTTTGGAATGCAGAATTTTGCTTCTATGGGCGGATCCTTATCTATCGCATCTGTGGTATCTAACCTAGTGACAGGATCATCTGCTATCCCATCATCCACTACTTTTTATGGTCAGCAGGTGGCAACGATGACATCCGACCTCTGCAGTAACATGAATGTACCTGTAACGTCCATGATCGAGATGAGAAGATCGGATAATGCCATACCTCTGATGCTGGGGATGAGTGCGGTCATGGTCGAAGAAAATTTCTCTCCTTTCGGATCTGGACCCATGACACAGGGCTGGGCTCTTGCTTCTTCTACTGCTAATGACATCCAAAAATACAACCCGCAGTATCTGAATGCTTGTCGGACATCATTATAAATATAGGATGGCAAGCACAGTATTCTATTCAGATATACCCACCAATTTTGATATCCATCCCGTAAAAGAGGATCTGGTATTGATCACCAATGAGGTTGCAGTAAAGAGATCTATCAGAAATCTTCTATTGACGGATCCTTATGAGAGATTCTTTAATCCCGGCCTGGGTTCAGGTATACGCCAGTCACTATTCGAAAATATAGGTCAAGATAGCGAATATATCTTAAAAGAAAAGATCATAGAGACCATAAACAATCATGAACCCAGAGCTCGTCTGATCAGCGTCACTGCAAAGGGATTCCCGGACGATAATGCCTATGAAGTAACTATCGTATTTTCGATTGTCAATAACATATCACCGATAACATTAGATTTCGTCTTAAGAAGAGTAAGATAAATGGCTAACACAGGATTCCTAGACGTCTCAGAATTGAGCTTTGATGGCATTAAAAGCAATCTCAAAGCCTTCATGAAAGCCAAGACACAATTTAAAGATTATGATTTCGAAGGATCTAATCTTAATTCTATGTTAGACGTATTGTCATATAATACCTATATGAACGCATATTATCTTAATATGATAGGTAGTGAGATGTTTCTAGATTCTTCACAATTAAGGAATTCAGTCGTATCTCATGCGAAAGAATTGAACTACATACCAAGATCAAGGACATCAGCAAGAGCAAGAGTCACCTTTTTAATAAACACCGGAGCCGATGTTCCTGACAATGTAGTGATCCCAGAAAATTATGTCCTGAGATCAGTAGTTGATGGAATCAACATGGATTTCACGACCGATGAGACGATAACGATCAATAGGACTGATGGAGAATATGTGAGCGATCCTGTCTATGTATATGAAGGTAAGATCGTATTTGAATACTTCACTGTAGACGGATCTCTCAGATATACTCTTAGCTCATCAAACATCGATACTAACAGTATCAAAGTAACAGTTATCAATTCAGCATCCGATTCTTCTAATACAATATACACAAAAGCAGATACGTTATACGGCCTGACTTCAAATTCAGAAATATACTTTGTCCAGGGCTACAATAACGATCAATATGAGATTGTTTTTGGCGATGGTATTTCTGGCAAGGCCCTGACTAACGGGAACATAATAAAAGTTAAATATAGATCGACTAACGGCGAACTGGGCAATAAGGTCGTGTATTTTGCCTTTAATTCTAAAGTAGGAGATGCATTGACTTATCCTGTGACTGTGACGTCTAATATCTCTGCAGCAGATGGTTCGGAAAGAGAAACGATAGAATCGATGAAGCTCAACGCTCCGAGACACTTCGCTGCTCAAAACAGGGCTGTCACCAAAGAAGATTATACCACGCTGATCATCGAGAAATATCCTCAGATCAAGACAGTCAATGTATACGGAGGAGAGAATGCCAATCCTCCTCAGTATGGTAAGGTCATCGTCAGCATGATCCCGTACGGAAATTTCCCTGTTGTGTCTACAGAACTAAAGACGGATATCATAGCCTATCTCAGATCAAAGAGCATCACGACAGAACCTGTGATCAAAGATCCTGAATACATGTATATCGAGATCCAATCTATCATCAGCTACAATCCTTCACTGACTACTAAGAGCACACAGTCACTTAAATCAGATGTATTGAATCAGATAAGATCATACGAATCTACGTACCTGAACGATTTCGGAAACGATCTCCGTAAATCTAGATTGTCTTCCATGATCGATTCTGCAGATGCATCGATAGTCAGCAATCAGACGTCGCTTCGTGCAGTCTATATAATAGCTCCTAGAAAAGGCAGTAAACAGAGGATCGATTTCTCATTTTCAAACCCTTTATCTAGGCCTTTACGTGCTCCTTATATCATCAACGAGATCGAATGCGTCAGAAGCACACCATTTGATTATTTCAAAGATGGTGTATATTATAATGCTACTGCATCCCAAGGTCAGGTCACGCTCAGCGATGACGGCAACGGAAAAATAAGATTGTATTATATCGAGAGAAGAGAAGATACTACAACTGGGGTCGTCTCGATAGTCCAGCAGATATTAGAATCTGATATAGGAACTGTCAACTATGTTACGGGTGAGCTATCGTTCGATCTGAATCCTTATGATTATGATACTAATATCAAGATATTTGGTAAAGTGATAAATGATGATATCGTAGTACAAGAGAGCAAATATCTCAAGATAGATTATGACGAAATCGGTATAGCTGTAAGCACATATAGACAATAATGATAACAGATCTAAAAAACATCGCACCGCTAGTAAAGAATCAGTTTCCTGACTTCTATAGAGAAGAAGGTGATAACTTTCTGCAGTTCATCTCTGCTTATTATGAATGGATGGACGAACAAGGTCCTATAAAAAAATCCAGAAACCTGCTTGAGACTTCAGATATCGATTTTGTTAGCGAAGAATATATAGATTTTTTCTTCTCAAAATACATGAACGGGATCCCCAAAGACGTCCTTTCGAATAAAGCATTGCTAGAAAAACACATATTGAGCGTGTATAGATCAAAAGGTTCTATAGAAGGGCTGAAATTATTATTCAGGCTCTTGTATGATATCGAGATACAGGTATACATCCCGCAAGATGATGTCCTCACGCTATCTGGAGGAAACTGGGTCAGGAAAGAATATGTCGAAGTAGAAGAAAGAGAATTAAATTATACATATGACAACCAGCTAGTACGAGGAACAACATCAGGTGCTCGTGCTTACGTGTCATCGATAGCTACGATCAATAATGATTACGGATTCGCACATGTATTCTATCTCACGGATATAATGACAGGTCCTAGCGGGAGTTCATTCATTCCTGGCGAATATCTGATGTATGACGGATTGGATATCAGACAAGCGACCCTGATCCGGGGTTCTGTCGTCGGAGCGGTCGTGGTTGATTCCGATGAGGATCATAATAACGGAGATATATTATTCACTGAAAGCACATCAGGATCTGGCCTACAGTTTGAAATCAAGAAGTTAGTAGATCCTGAATCTGCTATAGGATACATCAATTTTAAGATAATCAATGGCGGATACGGATATGCTATAGATTCGCCAGTCACCGTAGTTCGCAAGACTTCTTCTACAGGTATCGGGGCAAATTTTAAAGTCGGTTCTATCGCTAACACATCTATTTTTACATATAATACCAATCTGATCGATCCTGAAGCAGGTACTATTATCGCTCCTGCCAACACACAGTTTAATGCCAACACCGCTGTCACGGGCGGGGCGAGCATCGCAGGTGCTGGATCGGGTGTGACCCAGATCAATCTCACGAGCAACGGATCAGGGTATATTGCTAATGCGACAATCACCTTTGGAAGTGGGAGTGCAGTTGCAACTGGCACAGCAAACAGTGAGGGGAAGATATCAGGTGGCAGTATTACTTATATAGGATCCGCATATGAATCAGCTCCTACGATCACATTCGGCGCGCCTGCAAACACAAGCTTCAATGCCAATACTGCTGTCACAAACGGTGCAAGCACAGGATTGACAACAGATGCAAATAGCACGATTAATGTAGCTATTATTACTGTTCCAGGTG